AGAAGAAGATAGAGATCACATCTATTAATAGAGAGTTACCCAAGTTGGTGAAGGGGGCAGTTTGCTAAATTGCTAGGTCGGGTTAAACTGGCGCGAGAGTTCGAGCCTCTCACTCTCTGCAAACATTGTATCGTGGTGAAATTGGACTGTCTCAGTTATGGTCCTGGCAAACACACCCACTCGTCTCGTGGGCGCGGATCAAGAAATAGAAAAGTAATATGGGGTTGACCACCAGCTTGCAAGCGATTGTGTTACTTTCCGAATCTCCGCTTGAATGGTTCGAATCCTTCCGATACAGCTAAAATAATTATATTAAAATGAAAAGGTAATGAAAAAATTTAGAACTCTCTATGGAACTCCAATTCCAGATGTGATTGAATACATCAGTGAGTACCTCGCAACAAGAGAGAATGTGGAAATTCTTATCGGATCTGATTCCCAATGTTATGGAAATAAAAAAACTATCTATGGGGTAGTAATAGCTCTTTACACAAAAGGTAAAGGTGCACATGTGTTATGTACGCGTGAGTCTGAACCTATGGAAAGAAACACACCGAATAGATTGTTATCGGAAGTTTGGAAATCGATTGAAATTGCTGAGTATCTAAAAGAAAATGGGTTACCTAAACCACAATGGATTGATATTGACTTAAATCCTGATCCAAAGTATAAATCAAATTTAGTGTTGAGACAAGCTGTTGGTATGGTTGAAGGAATGGGTTATAAAGTTAGATATAAACATCTAGGCGCTTTAATGACTTATGCCGCAAATCATTTAGTTAGAATTTAATTTTGTTTTTTCAATTTTATTTTTTATATTATATTAAAATAACAAATTATGAAATGTATTAGAAATAAGAAGACAGGCGACATTGTTAGAGTTGCTGATAAAACTGCTGATTCAATGGTAGGTATTACTTGGGAATTTGTATCAAAAGATGTTTGGAGAAAATCTCAAGGTTTAACTAAAGACGAAACTAAAGTTGCTGAGCAACCTGTTGAAAAGAAAAGTAAGAAAGAGAAAAAATAAAGATAGTTTCTTGGTTTGTATCATCCAAAACCAAGTGGTGGAATCGAGGCTTAGTACGTTTTGTTTACCAGCCGACCCCGAGGACTAGTTAAAGCTAGTCCTTTTTTATTCGTAAATTTCCATCTGCTGGAGTAATTGGAACAATATCAGCACCGTCATTAAACGCCGCTTTGATTTCTAAAGATGTTTTCTTATAAACATTTTTCAAGAAATTGAAAATAGGTGTTGTCGCACTAGATGTGTTATGTGCTTTATAAACATTCGGATATAACTCTTTTGGTGGATATATTGTATACACATTATTCTTTTGTTCAACTCTACAAGTTGTGTGTTTTTCAATCCACTTAATTAAATTAGTTAATTCCTTAGGATTGTGTGGACCTAATTCATTTAACAATGTTTGATACTGAGATTCCGAAATAACTATTTTCATAACATATAAATATCTTGTAATTTTCTTTTGGTATTACAGTAAATTTTAATTATATTTGTTACTATGAGATTAGTATGTATATCAGATACCCACAGCATGCATCGCGAAATGTTACACGAATTACCAGAAGGTGATATGTTAATACATTCTGGGGATATATCAAATAAGGGTGGTGAGAGAGACGTGACAGATTTTATTCATTGGCTTGAAGGGATAAAAGGATTTGATACTAAAATATTCATATCTGGAAACCATGATTTTTGTTTTGAGAGAATTAGTTTACCTCACCATAAAAAGGAATACGATTGGTTACGTCATTTGATTGCACCAGAGAATTTATCTCAATCGGATATTGTTTATTTAGAGGACGAATCATTTACAATTGAAGATCCAGAATTTTCAAGACCAATTAAATTTTATGGTACACCTTGGCAACCTTGGTTTTATGATTGGGCTTTTAATCTACCAAGAATGGGTGATCAGTTAAGAGAAAAATGGAATATGATTCCAAATGATGTCGATGTATTGATAACACATACACCGCCAAATGGTATTAAAGATTATGTAATAAATTGGAGAGGAAATGAACATGTTGGTTGTGAGGTATTAAGAGCTAGATTAGAAGAAATAAGCCCAGCTGTGAATGTGTTTGGACATATCCATGAAGGATACGGTGTTTCTTATGTTAATAAAACAATGTTTGTAAATGCGTCGATTTGTACTGCTAGATACGAACCAATAAATAAACCTATCATTATTGATTTAACTGAAATTGATGGTGAAATAATTGCAACATATGTCGAAGAATAACGAAGTAATAAGCGTGGTTATATCCACAAGAAAAATTGATGATGAATATCTTAACCACGTTGAAAAGATGTTCTCACATCCTAATACTGAAATTTTAATTTATGAGAATGATGGTAGCCAATCATTAACTGAAATTTACAATATTGGTTTAAGAGATTCTAAAAATGACATTGTTGTTTTCATGCATGATGATCTTATTTTGGAAACTCAAAATATGACACCTAAGATTGTTAAATTATTTGATAAGCATCCTGATTATGGTATTATTGGTATTGCTGGTACGGATAAATTAGTAAGTGGTATGTGGTGGCAAAACCGTGAAAACATGTTTGGTGTTGTTGGTCATATACATAATGGTAAAAGACACGTTAATCACTATTCTAAGGGCGTTTTTAACGATGTTCTTAAAAATGTGGTAATTGTGGACGGTTTATTCTTTATGGTCCATAAAAAACGTATTAAAAAGAATTTCAACCAAGAGTTTGAGGGGTTCCATTTTTATGATATTTCTTTTTGTTTTGATAATTTTATGGAAGGTGTTAAAATTGGTGTTACAACCAAATTTTCAATAACACATAAATCAATTGGTATAACTAATAAAAAGTGGGAAAAGAATAAGTTATTTTTTGAGGCTTTATATTCACAATATTTACCACTAGAAGCTAAATCCTAGACTTTAACTTTTAGTTGAATTAGGATATATTTATATAAAAATACGTTTATGAAAAAAATTATCGAATTAATTAAAAGTTTATTAGGTGGTGGATCAATTGCTGAAAAAGCTGCTGAATTAACACAACTTGAAACTGCTGTAGTTGAAGAGGTAAAAGAAGTTAAAACTAAAGTTGATACTGTTAAAGCTGAAGTTGCCGCTAAAGTTGCAGAAGTTGAAGCAAAGGTTGCTGAAGTAAAAGCTAAAGCTAAAAAACCAGCTAAAAAAACTGCAGCAAAGAAAACAGCTAAAAAAGCTAAGTAATTAAATTAACACATATAGGTTATTACGGGGTTAAATTTGTTTTTAACCCCTTTTTTATCTATATTTGTAATATCATATGGGGATGAAATTAGTATTGATTGACGACTGTATGGTAAATGGGCACGTAGTCAGATGTCATCTATGACTTTAAACTATGGTGGTAAAAAACAAATGACAACGTTTATAACGTTATGGAAGCTTGTGGTTTAATCGCAACTTCTACTGTAGCTGTAGCCTAAGAGTAACACCTACAAACGGGTCGGCGGACATATAACCTTGGAACAGAAGTCCTCACGGTGTAATACCACCCAAAGAGTGTTAAAGGTCTTGTTAGAGTAACTACCTAAAGTGAAACTCCCACAGTTATCGGTAATGATGGAAAAATAAGAACCGAATATTTGTCAGTTGTGAATAATTGAATAAACGTGTAGTCCATCTACGATATAACGGACAAGACCGGAAGGCAGTATTCCGCATCTCCACCAAAGGGTCCATTAGGACCCTTTTTTATTTTTAATTATTATATTAATTAATTCATTAACCATATCATCCGTCATTGTGTTTTTCATCCAATTCATTGCTCTTGATACCCATCTAATATTTCCTTTAACGTATCCTTTAGAATTATCTATTCTATCCAATGATGCTGCATATATTGGATTTTTTTCGATTTTTGTGTGAGATGAAAGAATTAATTTAACACCACTAAATTCACAAATACCATTTTGTAATTCCCATTGTTCTTTTAAATCATCGATAGAAACATCAATAATTTGATTTCTTTTTTTAATATTCCTAAAATGATATCTATAAATTGTATATTCATCACCAAGTCTTTTATAACCTAACTTTGATAAATCAACTCTTTTTTCACCAAAATTTTTAAGATTATTTTTACCTACACAACTTCTTGAACAAAAATTTGGTCTATTTAATTTTTCATTCCTACGAATTTCAGTAAGTGGTTTTTCAAATTCTACACCACAATTTTTACAAAAAGTCATACCCAATTTATAATGTTGTTTTTTCTTTTCCATATATAATAAATATCATGGAGATGGTGAAAAAACATGGAGATGGGAAATTTATTCAGTTAAATCTTACTATTTATAAACGTACGTACAAAGAAAATGTTGATGATCACAACATTTGATAAACGACAACAAAACCCAAAAACGATGGCAACAAGAGAAATCTTTGTGACATCCGTCAATGGTAATGACGTTAAAGTCCGTGACTTACATAACTTAAGAAGATTAGTAAGTCATCTTAACAGATTTGGGGCTAATATTGGAAACGATTTTGTTTCTCAAACTATTACAAACAATCCGAACGGAACTGTTACACTATCATTATCTACGGTATCACAAAACTACGTTTTCACCTTTACTAAACGAACTGAGACATTTACACCTCAGCAACGTGTAGCAGGTCAAAGACGTGGCCCAGGTGGTCCAAGAAGACCATAAAAAAATGACCCCGAGAAATCGGGGTTTTTTTATATCTAATTGAATATAATTTTATTTAAATTGTTGATTTTATATCTAAAAACGTATAAAAACAACAAAGAGGCTTGCGCCTCAATGTCGAGATTTAGAATACCTCCTTTTCGTTTTACAGAGTTATCATTTAACGGCGACCAACCGCCAAACTCTGTAAATAAATATGTTTATAATCTGGAACGGAGATGTTTTCCAACTATATTTTTTATAAAATCTTCTCTTAATTGTTGTGGTTCTGCTGCTGGTTGTGCTTCCTTATTTTTGATCCACACATATTTTTCATCAGCTTCCCCAGGAACATAATCTTTATCCTTTTGTTTCATGTATGAATAGCCTAATGTTTTTATGTATTGATTAAGTGCATCAAGATCTTCTTGGCTTAATAATGAACCTTTATATTTCAATCTATCACCATCTTTTTTAATAAATGGTTTTGGTCTACCTTCTTTTTTATAATTGTCATATAAATTAGTGTAAATTGATAAACCTTTTTCAATTAGATTTTGTATCTCAGGTGTCTTTTCTTGTTCTTTATTTGCACTATCTTGTGTTTTAACCATATCAGCAACACGACTTGTTTGAGTTGATGTGTCGCCCGTTGTTGTTCCAGTTGTTGTCGCTGTAGTTCCAGTAGTAGTTGCTGTTGAGCCTGTTGTTGTACCTGTTGCTGTACCCGCACACATAGCCATTTGCTGGTCATAAAGAGCTTTATCTATCACCTTAGCATTACCAAGGAATGCTGATGTTGAAGGCCCAAATTTACCGTCCGCACCGCCTGTTAACTCAAACCCTCTTGAACCTATACATTCTTGTAATTTTTTAACATATGGTGAAATACAACCTAATTCAATTGTGTCTCCATTATCTAAATTTTTACTACTACAATCATGATATTGGAAAGCAGAATCGTCTTTTTTATTTCCACCATCAGTAGTTGTTGTTGTTTGTCCACCTGCAGATTCACCATCCCAAGTAATTGACACATTAGATAAACCAGTAGTTGGATTGTTATCACCACCTACACCTGCTGATGCAATATCTAAAATTTCTTTTTTAAGTTCATAACCTTCAGCACCTAATGTGCTTGTACCGATTTCTTTAATCATTTCAACAAAATCATGACCAAATGTACCATGATACATTTCTAAAAATTGTGATACTGCATTTTTTCCTTTGTATGTCTTACCTGTTAAGATATGCATGATACCCACTAAATTTTTAAGATCACCTAATACAACCCAACCTCTTACATTTGTTGCAGCATCATCAACATATTGATGCATTTGTTGTGGTGAAATCTCAGTTGCTTGTTCACTTAATGTTTCATCGCTTTCTTCTCCACCAGTTTCGGCATTACCAACTTGAAGTTGTTGTCCGTTACATGTATATGTTCCTCTTCTTTTATTGTTTTTGTAAAATACTCTACCATTTGGATAAAATAATAAACCACCATTTGTGTCATACTCTTTATCTCCGGTATTCTTAACATAAATTACTGGATCACCACCAGATGTCACAGCAATTGTTGTTCCATTATCATCTAATAATGCTGATACACAAGGACCAAATGTTTTTACTTTTACAGTATCATTTGATTTTTTATACAAATAGTAAAATGCTGCAATACCTGCACCACCTAAAACTAATTTCCAAAAACCACCAATTTTAGGATAAGCTTTTTTCCATTTATCCCATCTACTACCTTTTGTATTTTCTTCAATAGCCGCTTTATTCTGTTTAAGATCATCTTCAATTTTAGTTATTGTTGTTGTACTTGCTTCAGTAGCAGTTGTTGCTGTTCCGGCAGCACCAGTTGTTGTTGCGCCTGCTGTTCCAGTTGCAGTTCCAGCACCTGGCTCTGGTGTTAAACCTTTTTTAGCATATTTTCCAGATTTAACATATTTTCTTTTAACGATCTCTTGTTTAACGGAAGCACCTTCACCAATCGCTTTGTTAATATTAATGTTAATATCACGACCAGCTGACATTCCTTTAGATGTAAAATAAGCTAACAATTCTTCTTCACTATTAATAATTCTACCTTCCAATTGGAACGGCTTGAATTCATTAATCGCTTCAATATTACTAACACTATTACTTACATTTGCATCAACAGCGGTAGTAGCATCTTCACCAGCTGCCGCAGGATTAACTTTAGTTGCCCCACGTTCAGCAATCATTTCATCAGCAATTAGTTTAGCTTCGCTTTCTGAATATGGACTTGAAAGACTTTTCAATTTACTAATAATTTGTTCTCTAGTCATAGTAAGATATTCCGGAGCATCTTTCAATGCAAGACTAGCAATTGAACTAGCAGCTTTTTGTGCTAATTTAACGTTACCACTTCTAAGTAAACCTCTTTTTATTGTCCCAATACCAGCTGGTGCAATTGTACCAGCTTCTAAACTATGTATTAAGTCATCAACAGACGTTATTGTTTTTAAATTAACATCTTTAATACCACCAAAACCAACATTTTTCAAAACATTTTCCAATGCTGTTCTTTCTGCTGGTGCTATATCTTTTAATCCTGTGGCTAATTCTTGACCTGCTTTTTCCCAAGTAGCAGCATCAGCTTCATTGATTACATTTTCTAAAATAATGTTATTTTCAACAATGTTTTCGTTTAAAGTTTTTGATGGTTCATATTTCATCAAAAGTTTAACTCTTTCTAATATTATGTTCTTATTTTTCATATTTTTAATAATCTACTCCTTTTTTAAATTGACCTGCTGTTGTTGGACCTAATTTCTTCATTAATTCATCACTTGAATCGCCCCCCAACATACTACCAATATACTGTGACACTTTACCAATTGCACCACTATCTGCAGCACCAGTTATTGCACTGGCAACACCAAATTGTTTAGCTGAACTTTTAACCGCTTGTTGTGTTGTACCTTTAATAGATTTAACACCAAATGATTCAATTATATCTGCAATATATTTTGTTGCTTTATCTAACATACTACCAACCCATTTCAATCCCATTTTTTCTGACATAAATTTTCCAGCATCAGTTAAAACACCTTTTGATTTAGATAAGATTGTAGTACCATTTTTTGTGATTGTTTGAGCCATTTCAGCTGTTCCTGGATTTGCTTTCAATTCTTGTACTACCTGACCTACACCTTTACCTTGCGTCTTAGCAAATAAACCAAGTCCTTTAACTTTTGTCATAAAAGCTTTTGCTAATCCTGAAAATGCTATCCCCAATACATCAGCAATTAAATTCATCCAATGAAATTCTTGATAATTTGTAAATGCTAAATATACATCATAAAGTGCCATAACACCCCAAGCAACACCAGTTACTATTGAACCAACACCAGTTGTGTTTAAGAATGTTTCAATAGCAATACCAACTGGATTATATAACATTTGTCTAAAGTCCTCAAAAAATGGTGAACATTTACCTCCAGTTATACAAGTCAAAAGGTCTTTTGCTGATTTAACAGCAGTTGAACCAAATTCTTTAACTTTATCAACCATATACCCACCAGCAGACTTAACTTTATCAGCTGTCCAATTCCAAGCATCTGATAACCAATTTTCCATTAAAACTGTTGATTCTGTAATTAATGTTCTACCGTATTTGTAATCAAATTCTAACATTAACTTAGTTTTCATATCAAAAGAAAAATTTTCCAGTAATTGATATGTAACTCTTCTTTGGTAATTTACGATTTCGTATATGTCAACTAACTTATTCTCATAAGCATAAATTGAATTTTCTTTAAGAATTTGTAAGCTTCTTTCTATTGAGAATTCACCCCAATTATATGATTTATCTTCAGCAAGTGAATAAATTCTTTCTTCGCTGACAAAATATAACCCATTTAATGAAACCTTAAATAAACTCATATAATTTTAATTTAATGGATTTCCTTTACCTCTCTTTAATGAACTTCCAACAACGTCTTCCCATTTTGTAACATCTACTTGATTAGCGGGTCCTCTTGATACACCACTCTCCCATTTATCAACAGTTGGATATCCTTGACCTCCACCAGTTGACCCTGAAGATGTACCAGATTCTGGAGCCGCACTTGCAGCTGCTTCTGGTGATCCTGCGGCGTCAGTTGTTTCACCCTGTTCAGTAACTTCTTTAGATAAAATAAGTTTTAGTTGTTTTTCAGTTAATAATAAATCCATAACTCATAAATATCAAAAAACTTGGGAATTTTGTAGTCCTAGACGATAAAAGTTTTATACGTCATATATTGAGCTATCTATTTTAGCAAACATCTTAATAAATTGTCCTGCTTTTGCGTTTGCTTCGTCTTCAATTGGTCCACCAATATCGGGTGGTTTTACCTTTAAGTCACCTCTTTCAAATTGTTGGTGATGCGTTAATTCATGTGCTAAACTTCTCATTACGTCAACTAGAGCCCTATTATGAGCATTTACTTTAACAATCTTGTTTTCTTTGGTATAATCATAGTTAGCGGTAGTTTTCAACTCACCTCTACCATTTTGAATTGCCATAGTAGGTGGGTTTTTGATCCCTAATTCTTTGATAACAAATTTTGCAAATTCTTTCAATTTTGCTTTTTTCTCGTCGGTTAGTCCAGCCATAATATAATAAATATCACAAAGTTAATTGTTCGGGTAAATCATTTTCTTTTAAGTATTCAATTAAAAGGTCTATTACCGAATTTTCATCAAAATCTCTAACATCAGCCTCATCGATTATTTCAGTTGAGTAATATATGACATCATTATACTCTAACTCTAAAATTCTATAAAAATCTTCCCCATCTTCTTTTGTGGAGAATTCAATATATAATCTGCGATTGTTGTAGAAGAATTCGTGTATTAACATTATAAACAATCATAATTATATAAAAAAAACATAAAAATCAAAAAATAATTATGTTAAGTAATACAATTTCAATATTTTTTTGTTATTATTAATGTTATGGATTGGTATACAATAGAATACTTATACCCGTTGAGTTTCAAGGAATTTAAGAAAATAATGTTTCCTAATACCGGCATTGTTAGTTTGACGGTATTAAACAACTATGACCTTAAAAAACTTTATCATTTCTTTGATAAAGAAAAGGTCTATTTGATTGTTGAAAAATTAAAGCAAAATCAATGGGTATATACGATTACAACAAATGATGTTGTTTTAGGACCCGGAAATTTTCAAAACAGTAGAGAAAAAATTGAAGAAGAGGGGTTCTTAGATTGTTTTAGAGTATTAGAAAATATATTAAATCACTAAATAATGAACAATATTTATAATATGGATATGACAATCAATTTTCTATTACAAGCCACTAAAATACTAACTGTAGGTGATTATGACGATAATCAACTAGAAATGATAATAAATTTTATCAGTAATGTTGACAATGAGACATTAAATGATTATAATAATACATGTACTATATTATCATATGATACAGATTTACATCTTTTTGTTGAAGTATTAGATGCATTAATTGCAATATGCGAAGAAAAGGAAGATTATGAAGTTTGTGATATATTGAAACATAAAAAAGACGATTCGATCGAAATAATGGAAACTAAAACTATATAATATGAGTGTATTGAAAATGACTGAGGAAGAAAAAAAGAAAATTTCTGATCAGCACAAACAACTAGAAAAAGAAGCAAAAGAAAAAAAAGAACAATTGAAACAAGGATTAACTAAACCGAATTTCAATGACAATAAAAAAACCTCCTAATTTTGGAGGTTTTTTTGTTTATTTAATAATTTGGTATAATAAATGTATAAGCCAAAAAAGAATCCCGCAATACAATACAAGACGAAATTCGCTCTCCATAAACTCCCTGTCAGTAATATTAGGGAATATTGAACGGCATCGAACCCAAAAGGATTGAAGAATAGTGCTAGCATTAGGAACATGTCTTTTAGAAACGGCAGACGATGTTCTCTGTGTTTTAATTTTTTGATTGTTTTTATCACCGTCAGGGTCCATCTAAATTAAGTTATATGTTTATGTCCTTAAGACTAAAACAATAAATACCCTTAACTTTCTTTTCTCTCGTAACCTTTGTAGAAATCAAAACGGTCATGTTCTGTTGGTGTTGCCAATAAAACCCCTGGGAAGATGTTACCTTTTATTGTTTCTTGATAAATGTATGACATCCAAGTCTGCTCAAAAGGATGAGCCCAGGTTGTTGTTAAAAACATTTTTTTATTACCTTCTCTTGAAACTACTTGCGGCCAATTACAATAATAAATTTCGCCAGTTGCATAAGGTAAACCTCTATATGTTTTAATATTATTAAATTTTAGAAATGGTGACGCATTTGTATCATTACTTAATTTAACTGGATTTTCTGGGAATAATTGTGATCTAACACCAGCTGGAACATTATGCCAAGACCATTGTCTTGTATTGTCACCATAAAACTCCGTAAAATTCCATTTTAGAAAATCAAAATTCTCAGACCAAGCTATGTCAATCATTAAATTGTAAAAATTATCAATTTTCCTTCTAAACCCATTTTTACAAAATTCATCTGGCCCCATGTAAAAAAACATATCATCCTCAAAGAAGAAATGGTAATCAAATCCATTTTCTTCTGCATGCTCAGCTATAAACTGTCTACCACCACATATTCCTAAATTCTCCTTATGTATTTCCTCAAAACCATATTTCTCACATAAAATATCATAATCAGTATCAGTATCTCTATTAAGTGAATTATTCAACAAATATTTTTTAGGTTTATCCAAAAAATTCTTATCATATATCTCAAATGATTTACATAACTTCTCAAATTGACTAGGAGCGTTAAATGTTAAAACATATAAAGCAGTGTTATTTTTATCATGTGGATTCTGCTTAATAAATTCACTTTTTTCTTGACGTGCAACTAATGTTTCGTTTTTCAAGTTCTCAAAAAATGTACCTAATAACCCATTATTTTCAATATCAAAATATTGAATATATTGAGGGTATTTGTATGTCATTATTGTGAATATACTTTCTTCTGTCCCCATTAAACCCTTATTCAAGGTTTCATATAATAAACTATGGTATATGTTGTTTATTGTTGTTATTAACCCTTTTGGTCCGCCAAATATACCACCTCTAGCAACTTTGTCCACAATCCCTTCTGAATATCTACACATCTCATCATACTTGAATCCATGTATTTCAACCTTACCGTCATATGGAAAACATACAAAGCTAAATTTATTAAGATACTTTTCTAATTTTTGTATAACACCATCTTTCCAGAAATAACCTTCATGAACTGTATTTGTTAACGCACCATCAACCCAAACCATATAATCTGAATTGAATGGATCTAAAATTGCAGCATCATTCAACAAAAACATTTTTGACATTACAATTGGGTTGTACATTTCTAATTTTGCTTGTGTACTTTCAGCCAACCAACCAGCTTGATTATACCAATTCGGATTCAACCTAATTTTTTGTATTTTATCAAACATGTCACCATTATTTCTAAACCAATCTAAATCTCTAACAATAATTGACGTGTTATCACTGCTACGTTTACTTTCAACAAAATCACGATATTGTTCTTCTATGTATATTATCATATTATCTTGAGTTTTCATTAACTTCTCAAGATTATTAAGATAGTGATCAAAACTTCTATTCCACCCCTGTGTTAATTGATCTCTTTTTATATCCCAAATGCCAGTTACTATAGTTGTGCTCATTGTAAATTTTCTAAAACTTTATAAAATGATTTTTTTTCAATAAAGTACTCTTCTATTGTTTGATTATTCCCATGATGTTGGAAATTGTTTTCATGCGTCCAAACATCAAAATAATCATTAACAAACATATCACTATAATTGTAAAAAATTGTTGTTAATAGGTTTTCTTCGTGCCATTGAATTCTTTTATATTTTGTAATAATACATTCAATAGCGTCACTAAACTTAGCAAATAAATCATCAATTAACTTTGTGTCCCCTCCAAATACACCCCCAATTACGTGCCATTTACCATCATATTCATTATCAAAACATTCCCTAGGCTGTTGATTCCAAAAATTAAGTTGATTTTCTTTAGTTATCACAAACAATTTATTTTCAGTTATTTTATTTAAATTAGCTAAAAAATTGTTATTGAATAATTCTGATTTATAGTAGTCATCACCACTAACATAAGCACCTTTACAATCAATATATTTATCTGGTATTATACCAGTATACGATAATCCTGCATCAAACCAATAAATCCTATCATAACCATCTGTATTTTCTTCTTTTAACCAATATAATTTCATATACTGTAATTCAATACATCTATCACCCCTTTTAGCTTCTTCATAATCTTTATATTGATCAAATAATTCTTTCCAATTATGATTTTCTAAATCAAATATTTTCAATGTTAAATTTGCATGTTCCCCTAAATGACCCTTAACATCATCATATTCTTCTTCAGATGTGTAAACAACAAAGTCAGCTTCATTCATTTTCAATAATGATTTTAATGAATGAATATAATGATAACCCCTACTAGGTCTCCCCCCAAATTTTGTATTATGTAATTTACAATAAATCGCACTTACTACTTTAGTTTTCATTAATTAAACTTTTAATTTTTAGAAACAAATTAAATTTTTCACTTAAAAAATACTCATTTTTTAATTCTCTAATTGTATCTACATATTTTATATATATGTCGTCTTGATTTTTAATAATATGTTTTAACCTATATTCTATTTCACTATAATCATTTATTATATCTGTAAAATCAAACTCCGCTAATTGAGGTAAATAATCGTTTATATTATTACAACCAAAGTTAATTGGTATCGTCTCACATAAAACACAATCCCAAAACTTCTCACTTATATAATTTTTTTGTATTGTGTTTTCACATGCAATTGAAAATTTATAGCCATCAAGTGCAATCATTTTGTTCCAAACTTCACCAAATACATTATCCTTTTTTTCCCAATAATTACCATATATGTCAATAGGTAGTTTATTTTCTATGATTCTTTCTCCAATTTTAACGCGATCAACATAAATAATCTTAAAGATTTCACTAGAATAGTTATAATGTGATTCATACGCATTTCTAACAATAAAACTGATTGATTTAGTCTTATTGTATTTTTTGTTGTATAAATTTTCGTATGTCCAATCATATTCACGCTGACTAAAATTTATTTCACCTCTTCCACCATATAACATGTATACAAGGTTCTCTTTGTAACAATCTAAATTTTTATATCCTCTTTTATCATGCACTAAGATATAATCGCTTATTTCATCTAATGATATCGTATTATTTGGTGACCATAATGGTTCCATTGTGAAACAAAAAGTTTTACTTTTATCTTTTATTTGTGTATTTGAATTAGGTCTACCAAATATAATAAGATAATCATAGGAATTATCGTACACAAATTCGATACCTTTTAATTGTTCTTCATTTGTTACGAATTGTTTAATAACCCTACCCGTAATACTTTGACTATCTGTCCACCAACAATCTATCTTTACCTTCATATAAATTATTATAACTTATCTTTATTTTCTCTAAAAAATTTTTCATATGGGTATTGTGATAATGTTGGAATAACTAATCGCATTTTAACCGGAAACATACCATTTATTCCATTTTCATCATCTTGGATGTATTTTGGATTGTCACCAGTAAATGTTATTTCCCTATTGAATGCAGTATATTTACCAACACCTCTTTTTATATTTTCATCTCTAATTTCTGAAACAATATTTTCTATGCCGTGAATTCCCATCCATTCTACTGGCCACTTATTTAATTCATTTATGTATCTGTAACAAATATCACCATCTTCCTCACCAAATCCCAATAGCTTTTCGTCAAAATATTTTAACTCTTCAAGTATTAATTTATTTATTACGAAATGTGAAAATGAACCATTTACTCTAATTAAGCTTGGTTCGTGTGAATTTAGATCACAATTTAATTTCAAAAACAATTCAGGTCCAGTAATTTTCACATCATCATTTAATAATAATACCCAGTCATTTTTAGAATGAATTGCTAGTGTGTTCCACAATTTTGATAACCCCCTTTGTTCTGGGAAAAAAATAGGATACACATTAAAATTTTCTAAACATAATTTAAGTATGTCCAATCTATACTCTTCTGAAAAATCCAAATTATAATCACCATTTATTGCGATTATAATATCCATATCTGTGTATTTTCTAATATCAGGTATTAGTTCCTTTATAAAATGTAATCTCTTTGAAAATGTTGTTATTCCAATTGTATATTTTTTCATTTTATCTGTTATAATATAATTTATTTCCCCAATCGGTAAAATGTGGTAAATGATAAGGTGAAAAATGTTTTATCGGAACTCGTTTAGTTATTCTCAATAACCTATCTAATACTTCACCATCTTCACCACCCCAAGTTTCAATTGTTTCATCAAAACCACCAATGTCTTTTATTTTTTTTGTTGGTACAATAAAAAAAGCACCTAATCCACCTACCGTACCATTTCCCATCGCATAATCCCATTCATCTTTGTTCAATAATAATCTGTTTTCGAAATCAATATAAATTTTATTTCTTATTTTTTTCCAATCAAAATTATAAACACTATCTTCATCTAGTTCCATGTATAATTTGAGTATATCATCATAATTGATTTCATCAAAAAAACAATCAGCATCTATAATACTAAAAAAATCAGAATCAATTTTATTTAATACTAGATTAATCTTTTCAGATCTTTTGTAAACTGATAATGGGTATGGTAAATGTATTGAATTACTTATAATTTTATCATGTGAAAAATCATAGATTAAATATTCAACATCACATCCGTGATTAGTTAAATAATTAACTAACTCATTCATTTTTTCAATTGAAAACTTAACATTACGTTCTCTATCACTATTTTCTTTACCGTCAGTCCAAAAAATTGTTACAATCGTCCATTTCATATTTACAAATCACCAGTTATTCTATCACACCATCCTTTTGATGTGCTATATGGCCATACAACCCAATACTTTGGTTTTTTATCAGCTTGAAAATCTCTCCATATTTTACCATAACCATCTGGATCTGATTTTATTCTGGTAATCTCATTAGCATCCGCATCCTTTCTATAGATTGTTTCATCTTTTTCATCATGAAATGCTACTACTAAAAATTCATAATCATTAAATGGTAATTTATCAAAACTAATATCAATACAATGTTTAAATATTTGTAAAAATGAGTTATCAAAATCTTCACCGTACAATGGTGGATTAGGTGCTAAATTATTATCTAATGTATATTGTTGAACAGCGCGTTTCTTAAATGATAAACCAGCATATCTTTCATAATCCTCTAATGTTCTATTTTTACCAAAGTCAAATATACCAAAATCAATATCTTTAACTTCACCATCCATCTCAAACAATTTTCTATTACGTTTGTGGCAATTAACATTTTTACTTACCCACATTTTATCGTCATCCCATTGTTTTGTTCTACCTTTACGAGTGTATTCGTGCCAAATAATTGTTTTATGAGGGTGGAATAAATCATATCCATGTGTAAATGCTCTAACAGCAATTGAAATCTCTTCACCATGGAAATAATATTCAGGATCGTGTGGAACTTCTTTACAAAATTGTCCTAACGTAAAACAAAAATGTGCTGAATAGAATCTTGCAGGAATTGGTTCAGTTCTTTCTTGATAATCATCTATTGTCGCTGGTAAAAAGAATACCGCGCCTTCAGGAATGAATCTATCAAAGTTCATTTTCCATGGTTGTTGAATTCTAGCAGCAGGATCATTATCAGGATCAAAAGATGAAACGTAACCCGTTAATAACGGTTTTGAATGACCTTTATCTTGAAGTTGTTTTATCATATTAATTAATTCTTCATCCCAATTTTCAATGAATCTATGGTGAGAATCTAATTGTAATGTGTATTCTTCACCATCATAGTTTTGTTGTAATTGATATCTAGCCCAACAAGCACCTTTTGATTCTTGATAAGGTATATCCACAATCTTAAATCTTACATCATCTTTATATTCGTCTAAATTATCCCAAGTATCACTAGGTGAATGTTGCCAAGCAATTGAGAACACCAAGTTATCTGGATTTTTAGCTTTTTCAATACAATCTTTTAATGTTGGTAATAACTGAGGATCTCTATACGATGCGATTTGCACAAAAATTTTACCGTTTCCCATTTAATATTTAATTTTTATAAAATATAAGAAAAGATATCCACATTAACAACTCGTCATTTTTTTTTATCAAAAATTAAGGTTATCATTTAATATAAATGTTAATGAATATGAGTAAAATTTACCAACCGATTGTTTTAGAGTATGTTGAACACTTAATTTTAGGGTTAGAAGAATCTAATTTCTTCGATGATTATGAAATAGAAGATTTAACATTTATCAGGGAGCATTTATCTGGTATTCTAACTGAAAAATTTATTGAGGGTACTTTAGAAGGTGAATTTGAGGAAATATTCACGGAAGATGAATTTGAGTTATTGTTAAAAGAAATGATTGCAGGATCTATACTGTATGAATTGAAAGACAAATCTTTGGTCAATTCAGTTGAAGACCAGGACGGGGAAGAAGTGTTTTTCTTAACCGAAGAGGGTAAAAAATATCTAAAATCTTTAGATTAAACTTTTTTCTTTTCGTCTACTTGCTGTGCGTACGCACCTTTCTTATGTTGTCTAATTTTTTCCTTTAGTTGTTTAACTAATTTGTGTGCACCAGATAGGTTATTAGAAATTCCAGAAACTCTACCGTTAGATACCGTTTTAAGGCCGTCAGGAAGCGAATTTTCAAGCTTTCTAAATTCCTTAAGGGTTTCTATCAATGAATTCTCAAGTTCCTCTAATCTGAATTGAACGCGACTATAATCATCTCTTTTAACTTTAGATGCTTCTTCGTTCAATACCTGAAAAACTAAATCTTTTATAATATTTTCTGAAATTGTTTGTTTTTCCATATTAATCTACTCTAAATTCTTTGTCTTCAAGACCTGATAATTCCTTATCTCTTTTCATTCCCTCTTTAATGTACTCTCTGATCAATTTAGATACAGTTTTCTTTTGGTGATTAGCCACCTTTTCAATCTCCTTGTAATAAGCTGGAACCACTCTAAATGATAACATTCTAATTAACTGCTTATGTTTTGGCATATCAGTGCCAACATTGCTGGCTTTATTTGCTGCCATTTCTTTATACTTTTCAGATGCCATTTGGATATATTTTTATATAAATATTTTGTATTACAAATAAAATTGCTTATCTTATAATAAAAGATTAATTATGTCAGAAGAAAAAGCACAAATAGTGAAAGAAATTGAGGAAAACTATCCTGAAATGACCAAAGAGTTTAAGAGAATTCTAAGAGAACAATATGAAACCTTTTGTCTAAAACAGTCAAATTATGGTCCAGATAACATTGCATTAGGTAAAGATTTAACTAAAGAAGAGGACAGAAATTTATCCCAAATGGGTATTTGGTTCAGAATGAACGATAAAATACAAAGATTAAAGCAATTGGTGATATTAGGTAACCAAGATAATGTTGGTGAATCCACCACGGACACTTACCAAGATCTATCAGTATACGCAATCATATCCCAAATCGTTAAAAACGGTAAATGGGCTAAATAAAAAATTAGCTTACATCATTCGGGGATTAATAAAAATTTAATCCCCTTTTGATTTTAAAACAAACATAACAAGGTATTTATTAAAAACGAAGGTAATAATGAGAGTTAATGTAAATCATCCATCATTTGTTCAATTTCTAGACGGCGTTACAACATCAATTTTAGGTAATATATCAACTGAAAATTACTTCAAGTTGTCACAAGAGAAAAAAATGACCGTTTTGTACACAGTTTTCAAGTTGATGAGGAAGTCATTGAAAGTAAGAGCTGAGTTAACAGATTTAGAAATGAAGACATTTGTAACAGTATTATGGAAGAAAAACGAAGAATGTGAAAATTACGAATTTGCTGCAATATTGAATGATATAAACAACAATTTTGACGCTGTTAATGATTTTACTAAAACCATAAAAAGACAAAGTAGGACACCAAGAACAGAAGCTAAAAAAAATGGGTAAAAATCTTGATTTTGAAACCAAAAAACAATACACAAATTACGCTATTAAATGGTGTAAGAATTTTTTTGGTGAAAATGAAAGAAAACGATCCAAGCTACACATAGAGGTTACCGAAAGAAAAAGAAGAATCAAACAAGCTGATGTATTTGGTAATTATTGTTTTTATCGAAACAAAATGACCATACATACAAATACATGTAGAACACTATATGAACTAGTTTCGACTGTTATACACGAATATACACACTATTTACAATCTAGAAATAGGTACAAATACTACCAGGACAATTATTATTATTCGACCAATCCTTATGAGAAGGAGGCAAGAAGAAACGAGGATAAATACACTCGTAAATGCATCAACGACATTAAAAAGTTAGTTAAATAATATCCCTAACAATTTGAGCTTCTTCAATCTCTCTTAAAAAAAGAAGTGTGTCGTCGTTATTAAATTTATTTCTAACAACGACGTCACATCTCCAAAAATCCTTTACATCGTTTACATAACCTTCCTTAATTTGGTCGGGTTTCATTTTTTTGTAAACGTAATAAAGTTTATTTTGATAATTAACTAATTCTTTTGGTATCATTAGTTGAACTTAAAGCCTGTTAATTTAGTAATATCAGCAACATCCACTTTATGTGAATTTACACCTGTTGGCTTATCTGTTGTGTTATTAAATAAGAAAGCCATATACTCCTTATTCTTTTTAATGTAAATTACTTTCCAACATTGTGTAGGAACAGCGATTTTTTGTGCTCCTAATGTCTTTGCAACACCAACAGAACCACACCATACATGAACAGAATCATTATCATTTGCTAATTGTCTTTCTAAAACTTCAACTGACTTCCAATCACCAGCATTTAATGAGTGATATTGAGGTGTCATATTTGAGAAATAGAAACATTCGTCCTGTACAGCTGGAGTTTGACATTGATTTTCAGCAGCTGGCATATTGTGTCCTCTATCCGTACCGCTACCAACATAATCCTTACCTAAATTAGTTTCTGATGCTAATTGTGGATCAGGTTGAAAATTGTCTTTTCTAGCTAATGGTGTTGGACAACCAACTTTAGCTTTAGTAATCCACCATTCAACCTCAACTGGGTATTTTTTAGATTTACTGAATGTAGTTGTGTAATTTGTGTGCTTGATTGTAACCAAGTCTTGTGCTTTACCACCAATAGCAAAGAATGCTAGAATGATAGTAACTAATACTAAGATTTTTTTCATATTTGATTGTTTATATACCTAAATATACGACTTGAAGCGTTATTGTCAACAGTAAACTCCTTAAAAGGAACTGAATTAATCATTAATGTTTCCTTAATATCATTATCTATTTCAATTGCTTCATTTAAATCTTGCATTCTACCATTTGGGTCATATGTTTCATCATTTCTTGTAAGAAGAATATTGATGTTTTCATATTGCTTAAATAAATTCCATAAAAAATTACTTAGACCTGACATTGAATAGTGTGATGCTGGGTAACCTTCACCATATCTTTGTTCATAAAAGCAACCTAATATTATTGGTGAATCTACTATAATATAATCAACTTTACCATAAAGACGGCTAATATTTCTGTGTTGATTTCCACTAATAAAAAATTGATCTTTCAATTGTGATATGTTTCCTTCCCATGCAACTTCTTTAGGAAATTCATAGGTATATTCAACACTCATATGATGTTTTTTCATTTCGGTAAACAAACCTGATGCTTGCGTGGATTTACCAATACCAGGACCACCAAAAAAATTGATTATTTTACTCATACGATTAATATACAAAAAAAAAGGGAGATTAAAAAATCCCCCCTCTTTTTATTGATCTAAATGTTCTTCCATCATTTGACGAAAACGACCACGAGGTCTTTCTCTATATTGGAATATTTTTGTTTCAACAATCTCAGGTCTTAATTTTTGGAAATCTGATTTATTAAAAATTAAAATTACTTTATCACCTTTAACAATTACTTTTTCTGGTTTTGGATGAAAAGGAAAATGATGTGACGCAAATTCTGGTCTTTGGTGTTCTTTTTGGAATTTAACATAATCAGCGAATTGATTTTGTGAGAATGCTGCAAATGATGTAATCATCAATAACGCAACAAAAAGTGTTTTTTTCATAATAATGTTGTTTATTAATAAATAATTTTAATACCCACCAAACAGCCTCCGATCATAAAGTGGTTTTGACCGTTCATAAAAAACCCCCACATTTCTGTGAGGGTCTTTTTTTGCTTAGCCCATGAGTGATCGTATTGGCGTACGATTAGTTAAACAAATATTTCACACCAATTTGCATTTGCCATCTTGAACCAATACTTGTTGAGTTTTGGAATGGTTGAACAAATGGAGTTGTTCCTGTTTGATAAGGGAATGAGAATGATGGTGTTTTACCGTCAGCAGCTAAACCTTCATATTTCAAGAAGTTAGTAACTGTTGCGTATTTAACCACACCCCAATCTCTATTGATAAAGTTACCAGCGTTAATTAAATCATAAGAAATCTTAACTGTGTGTTGTGCACCGACAACTTTAACTTTCAATTCTTGTGTAACATTTAAATCTAATCTACTGAAGTAAGGTAACACAGTAGCATTTCTACCAGCGTATTGACCTCTATGTGTATTCAAGTATGTTGAATTAGAAATAAATGCATCTAATTGAGACCATATTTGTGCTGCAGTTCTTGTATCTGTAACACCTGCTGTTCCTGTACCTAAACCACCTGAACCAACTTTAACTAAATTGATATCAGCAGCTGTTTTAGGAATATAAATCAAGTCATTACCTGAATTACCATCACCGTTTAAATCCCCGTTATAAACATATGATGTAACACCAGCGTTAGCTAATTCATATATTGCACCAATTGTTGTAGCTAAATGCTTACCTTCATTGATCTTATATGCTAAATTTGCAATAACTCTGTTTGGTTGATAATATGATGCGAACCCTAAGTTAGCAGCATTTGGATCTTGATTTGCAACTGGTGCAGCACTCCATAAAGAAGATGCTGTACTTCCACCTTCAGCAGTGTTTTTAGCTACTGAATATGTGTAAGCAACACCATAAGTTAAATTCTCAATACTTCTTTGCACTCTACCTGTTAATGTGTAAACATAACCTTGATTAGTATTACTCATTAAAATTGCATTACCAATATTAGGATTTGCTAAGGTAGTACCGTAGTAATATTTGTTTGTGTTAGCAACTGAAGTTAAGAAACGAGTTCTTGCATCAGCACCTGCTAAAGCGAAACCATTACTTTCGTTTAAGTTTACATTAGAATAGTATACTGCGTTGATATCTTTTGTATATGTGTATTCAGCACCTACAACCCAACCATTTTCTAACTTCTTATCAATTGCGATATTTGATTTCCAAGCAGTTGGATATTTGAAGTTATTAGCAACTAACGCTGTACTATATGATGTGTTTGCAGCACCAGCAGTTGGTCTATATGCGTTAGGATCAACATTAAATGCTTTATTAGCTACAGTAAATGATCCGAATTGAATACCATTGTTAGATGCTTGGTTAGAAATCCAAACAAATGGAGGAGGACCTGCAAAAATACCTGTACCACCGCGAACTTGTAATGTTTTGTCGCCATTTGGATTCCAGTTGAAACCAGCTCTAGGAGAAACTAACAAGTTGTTCATTGGAGCAACTCCGATGTTATATGTTTGTCCGTTTGCGAATTTCAACGCATCGAAATAAGGGTTATCTGTCATTGATTGCTTGTAGATAGTTTCATCCAATCTAACACCATAAGTTAATGTTAAATTAGTTGTTGGTCTCCACTTATCTTGAACAAATTGAGATAACTCAGTTGAACCAGCATAAGCCCATGGGAAATCACCACCTGGTAATGCTGAATATTGTAAGTAATATGATTTTGCGTTAGCTAATCCATTGTTTGCTGAATTGTAAAAATCAGTTAAACTATTGAATTGGTATACACCTTGGTAACCTGGTGCAAACGCATTTTGATATTTCTTATATGAATTTTGTGTACCAATTGTAAATTCATGAGATCCCTTATAATAAGTTAAGATGTCATTGAATTGATAAACATCTGTGTTTAACTTGTTATTATAGGTATACATCTCATAACCAAATGTAGTATAAATGTTACCATTGTTTAAGATATCAACCAACGGCATAGTACTACTTGTAGAATGCGGTGAACGATAATCTTTCAATTGTGTTAAACCAATTTGTAATTTGTTTGATAACTTGTTGTTAAATCTAGTGTTTAACTCACCAATTAAGATGTTAAAGTTATTGTTAATTACGTATCCACTACCATAGAATGGCATTGAATATGTACCTGGTTGACCACCTGTAACTTGACCACTACCTGGTCTTGAAGTTGATGCAAACTGATCTGCGAATGACTTCAAGTAATTATACTTCAATGTGAAAGTATTTTTACTGTTAATATTCCAATCTAATTTTGCAGTGATCTTATCAGAATAAGTCTTGAATGTATATCCTTGGAATGCACCTGGATCATAACCAAACTTACTCTTTAAGAAATTAGACAAAGCAGCTAAAGTATCTGCATTAGCTTGTGAATATACCCCACCAGCAGCATGTGTAGCATCTGAAGCTAACATAGTTGTAGCAGGAGCATCTTGTCTAACTTGTTCTGCACTTACGAAGAAGAATAATTTGTTTTTAATGATTGGACCACCTAAAGTAGCACCTTTGATTGAATAAGTGAAAGGTGTTTTAGCTAAAGTTGTTGCACCAACATTATAACCTTGATTATCTTGGTTCTTCATATATTCATAATAAGAACCCTTAAATTGGTTAGTACCACTCTTGGTAATGGTATTGATACCTGTTCCAGCAAACCCACCTAATTTAACGTCATATGGTGATACATTTACTTGGATTTGTTCGATAGCCTCTAAAGATACTGGTTGAGCACCTGTTTGACCACCTAAGATAGAAGATAAACCAAATGAGTTATTGAAGTTTGCACCATCAATAGTCATATTGTTATATTGGTTACTTCTACCACCAATGTTTAATCCGTTTGCTGTTGGCTCCAATTTTACGAAATCTTGGATTGAACGGTTAATTGTTGGTAAACGGTCGATTTGAGATCTACTGATCAATTCCTGTGAACCCGTTCTTGAGTTGTTGAAAATTTTGTCATTTCCTGACTTTACAACCACATCCTTCAATGATGTTGTCGATTGTACCAACTCAAAGTTTTGTTTGTAAACTTGACCTACAACTAATGATATCTCATCTTCTGTTGCTGGTTTATAACCAACAAAAGATACTGATACTGTGTAAGGTCCACCGATTTTTACGTTTGGTAAGTTATAACGACCATCTTGACGTGTTGTGGTCTTATAAACTGTACCAGTAGGTGTGTGCAGAGCAGTAATCACTGCGCCCGCTAATTTGTCTTTTCCCGAAGAAACCGTACCTTGAATTTCTGACGTTGTCTCTTGGGCCATTGCACTTAAACCTATCAACATAGATAAGGATAAAAGCAATTTACCGATTGTTTTTTTCATTTTTGTTTTGTTTTTGAAATTTATTGCAGATGTTAAAATATACGGAAAAAAATCCGTAAAGTGAAAAATTGTTAAAGAATTTAACGTTTTACCCATCAAAAATAACTACCATATATATGCTAAAAAAGTCGTATTTTAACGTCTCCTAAATTAGGGGTTGAAACTTTTTACGTTTTATCATATTGTTAAAGGGAAAAAGTTTAAAATTATTTTATTGTTATCAAAGTATTTATATAGTGATGTCAAATGATTATACTTCTTTATGGGCGGTATTAGGTACTGCAGTTACTGTTCTTGGCTCTGCAAGTGCTTGGAGATACTATGAAAAGCGTGCTATGCATAAGGAAAAGGATGAAGATTTCATTAGACATGATTGTAAAGACCGTATCGCCAAATTAGAAGCATTATTGGAATATTCCGGTAAAGAAAAGGACGAACTTAGATCTATGATATTAGATTTAACTAAAAAAGTAGCTGAACTTAAAGTTACTGTAGATTTTCTTAGAAATGAAAACCTTAAATTAGAAAGTTCATTAATTAAAAAACCAAAAACAACAAGAACCCCTAAAACAAAGTAATATGAAAAAATATATATTCACAGAAAATCAAATAAAAACTATTATTGATTCTCAAATCAACGAACAAACTTTTGTTGATGATCAAACAGCAGCAATTAACGCTGGTACTAAAGCATTTTTAGATGCTAAGAAAATCCAAGGAAAAGATTTAACAGAAAGAATTAAAAATTATCAGTTAACAATTCCAAATTGTAAACCAACTGGTCATATGTTAGATTGTAAAGGTATGTTACCTGAAGCTGACAAAAAATTATGGCAATCACTAATAAATCAAAATAAGCCTTTTTATGATAAAGCACTTGATTGGTTTAACAGCATGTTAGGTTTAGGTCCAGGAAGTGGATATTAATTTTATTTACAAATGAATATAGAAGAATATATTAAAAGTTTATTAAGCGAACAAGACGACGATAATAATGTTCAACAACAAGAACCAGAACGTCTTGGCGATATTGTTATTCCCGAAGAATTCAAAAAAGTTAAATTAGACGAAAATGACGTTAATTTACAATATTGTATTAAAAAATGGAAAGCACAAAAAAGCAATCTAACAGATAAACAAGCGTATTATCTTTACAAAGCTTGGTTAGTTTATGTTAAACCTAGATTGAATAACATGACTAATCAACCTGAGTTTCTTACGTTTTTTATCAGATACGTAAAGCAGAATAACAATGGTTTATTCCCATCATTACCAGGAAACGAATACGAGAAAAGAACAATTCTTAAAGAATTATTTAATGTAAAATATACAAAAGCTGAATTAGCATTAAAGCAACCAGGTGCAACAGAAGCACTTAAAAAAGCTATTAAAAATGATTTAGCTGAATATGAATTTGGTTCTATTGAGGAAAGAGATGAAAATGGTAAAGTGATTATGATCCAAAAGAAAGATGCCGCTGGTAATCCTTTATTTTTGGGTAACGGTAAACCTCAAATGATTGCTAAAAGAAAACCATTTATTTGGATTACATCAAAAATGCGAATAGCATTAGAAAATGCTGTTAATAAAGATCGTGCGATTGGACCTTATTTTGATAAAATGAAAGATCCAAAAAATTATTCATTAGATCAAATTAACTTTTTAGTTGCTGAATTTTGGGTTGAACTTATTAGAACAGCAGAAGGTCAAACACAACAAAGAACTAGAGATAAATCAACCTTAGTTAAATCTGATGCTAATGTTGAAATGTCTCGTAATTTACAAAGTAATTTAGATTCTAATGATTTAGTTTGGAAAAGTGGTGATGGTAAAATTAGAATTTACGATATTAAAGATCAATGGTCTAGTATTGAATATGGTTTCTATTTTGAGAAAGCCGGTCTTGAAATGGTTAGACTTGAAAGAAATGGTATAATCGTTAACAAACCAGCAAATGACGATAGATTAATGGAATGGTGTGTAACTAAATTACCACCATCTGGTTATTATTCGTCATATAGAACTGGTGAAAAAGCATATAAGTTTTATCTTTTAGTTAATGATAACTATAACTTTATGTCAATGAGTCCTGAAGAATTGAAAAATTTACCAATAGATTCACCATTACGTCAATGGAACAATGCAATCAATTATGGTAATATGATTTGTTTGCAAAAAGATACCGAAGCTGGTAAAAGCTCTAGTATGATTGTGTGTGACTTAAGAGATAGAGAAATAAATAGAGACTGGTCTTGGATCGAAAGTAATTTCCCAGGATTAACAAAAGAAATTGCTGGTCAAAGTTTATTTTACAAACCATTCTCTAAAGCTGAACTTGTTGATCCAGATGATAAAAAAAGTTCTTATGTTAATGACATCGATGGTGAAAACTTTTTTGGTGCCGCTTCACAAAGAGACAAATCAATTTTCATTAGAGGTACACATGACGAATATAGAGGTAGATGGAGTAGAGGTACAATAACTAGTGTTGATACATGGAGAACATTAAGTGATGATAACAAAAAAGCTTATATCACTCAAACAGATAACAGATCACAAGCATTAGATAAATTTAAAAACTTATTAATATTTGAGGAAATTAGATATGACTCAGATATCTACGGTCAGTTTGTTAATACATTCAATCAACTTGATTCTAGAGAACCAGGTACATTAGACGCTGTTAAAAATCAAATGCTTTCTGACACATATATTACAGATGAAGTTTGGAGATATTCTATTAAAAATAAAAATATTAAATTGTTACAACAAAAAAACAACAGAGATTTTTACAACTTAATTAATGTTGATACATGTAGCAAATTAGTGACTCCAACACAAGAATATATTTCTGACTATACATTCACACACACATTTATATTCTTAAATGGTGATGATGATAATCAATACATTGCAGAAAAATATGATTCATCATTAGGATCAGACGCACCGGATACATTATGGGCGATATATGACTCAGGAAGTGATCATTGTTACTTCTTAAACAAGAAATCATTTGAGAAATGTATAGATGAAGGTATTATTGAAATACCAGATCTAGATGATGCTGCAGAAGGTGTTCCTGGTTCAATTAAACTAGGATCATTCAAGAATAGAGAAGAAGTTTTTGAGAATAAAAAACTAAATAAAAAAGGGACTAAATAAGTCCCTTTTTTTATGCAAGTAAATTGTAAAATTCTAAGAAATGTTTTTTACGATCATCCAAACCAATTGTTCCACCATTCACACATTTTGTTACATTAGTAATTGTTGCGTCTGATGAATCAACACATTTTTTCAAGCAGTTCTTATTGAAGAACCAAGCCGCTGATAATAAAGCATAATCAGTACCAACTTTTTCTGGTTTAGATGCAATATCTTCATTGATTGATTTACCAAATGCAGTATAGTTGTCCTTACCTGTTAATTGGATAAATCCACGACCACGAAACTTATATCCTTCACCAGATGACTCTGGTCCATTACCCATTCTACCAGAATACACTCTATTAGCGATTTTTTCAGGGTTTCTTTGATATGCATTAGCAGTTGCTTCATCTGGGAAATACTTCTTGAAAATACCCATTAAACCTTTAGCAGAATAGTTCAAGTTCTCTTGTGTAATCTTGAACCCACCACTTTCATGTCCACACTGTGCTAAGAAATGTGCTAACTTAATTGGTGTATCAATACCAAATTTAGTTGCAACCTCAGGGATCATCGCAATAACACTATCAGGAACATGTCCTTTCAATTTATCTAAATTCAATCCACCAACATTTGCAACAGGTGCAGGCTCTGTTATAACCTGCGGTGCACTTACAGGTGCTGCAGATTCTGTAATACCCATTAATTTTTTCCATGATGTATCACCAACCACACCATCAGCAGTTAAACCATTTTTTGCTTGCCATTCTTTAACAGCCGCTTCAGTTTTTGGACCAAACTTACCTATTGGGTCTACCCCTAATTTTTGTTGTAACTTAACAACATCGTCTCCAGTTGAACCTAATTTTAATAACATAAATTGTCTTTTTTAATAAATACTCTTCACTTTTTTTAAAAGTTAGACTATACTTATAATAGACCTTGTGGTTGAAGTCGAAGTGTCCCAGTGGCATTTGAGTTGGAATTGATACCAACAAATTCGGGTTCAAATACAAAAAAATATAAGGAAATGACATACATTAGCACAAACTATGCTACATTAGTAGCTAGACCAGAGTCTTTTATCACAAAAGGTAAGAAAAGACTTAAACAACACACAAACACCGTATATCTAAACAACGGTGACGAGTTCGAGATCGAACTTTTTAATCCAACAAAAAATAAACTTTTAGCAAAGATTGAAATCAATGGTAATCCCATCGGTTCAGGTATTGTTCTTCGCCCTGGTGAAAGAGTGTTCCTGGAAAGATATTTGGATGAAGCCAAGAAATTTCTTTTTGAAACTTATGTTATTAGTGGTAAGAACAAAGATGTTCAAGAAGCAATAGCAAACAATGGTGATGTCCAAATTAAATTTCATGAAGAAATTATACCATTCAGTAACATTGGTTCAGGAACTTTGTATGGTAGTGGTAATAC